CCAATATCTACTAAAAGTGAATCCGAATCTTGAGACACCTCTTCTCCGTCCAAACCTCCAATCGAGGGAAACTCCGTAGAATCCGTTGCCACCTGAAAGCCCAAGTACGACCTCCCTTCCGAAGCCGTTGATTCTTTTTTTTTTTTAGAATTGTAACTTGTGACAATCCCTAGCAAGTCATCTCTGCTTGCGCCACTTGCTTGTGCTTCCTCTAAAAGAGCTTTTAATTCCTCATCCATTCTTCAAAAATACTAAAGATTTTACTTTTGTGACTTCAAAAAATCATCCAACTGTTTTTCGTTTTGAGCTTGCTCTGCCTTTAATTCATCAAGGTCTACATTAGGAAACACTCCAGACAAAGCATTTGCGACGAACTTGGAATCATCTTGATTCTTTTGGATGGCTGCCTTTAATCTAGGTTGAGACAATTCTATGAGTTGTCTAAGAGATGGTTTGCCAGATGCTTGCTTTACCCTTAAGAAACCCTTAAGAACTTCATCGAACCTTGGGTCGTCTATCGTTATATCTTCAACAGTGTATTGTGATGCGTCTTTGAAATCAATGTCTTTCTGCATAGATGGTATAGCCTTAAAGACATTAAGCGCAATAATATCCCCGTTAGTTTCATCGTAAACAACATTATTCAATAGTAGTTTTTCTCCCCTCCTTCCTTTTACAACACCTTTTCCATCAGTCTTTTTGGCTTCAATTTGCATCTGAAAATTCTGACCACTAACATTCACCTTAATGCCCACCCCAGGTATGTCTTTACCATCTTTTTTATATGTAGTACTGAATAAATTAGGAGTAAATTTCTGAAGTTCTGTCAGCTCTTCTTGTTTCTTTGCTTGGGCATCAAGTGCGGCTTGTTGTTGTTCAAGACGCTGCGCTGTCCTAAGGGCGGTAATCTCTCCTGACTTATCTTCAACACCCATCTTCCCTATGATTAGCCTTGCGGTCTCTTCCATTTGCATCTCATAAGCTTTCCTTGACCGACTTGCATCATTAAGACCTTTAGCCTCTAATTCGTCATCAGTTAACGTAAAAATAAAGTCACCTTCGTTGTTGAATTTCCCCTCAAGCACAGAAACCTCTCTAGCGTTCTCACCTTCACCTTGGGTTATTGTTGCGTTATTAAAGTCAACATTGTAAAAAGACGTTGCTTCAGTATAGTCTTCCTCACTAAATTCAGCCTTGCCAGGTTTATTAATAGCTTTATGATAAAGAACAGCAGCTGCCTCCATAAAGCCTTGAGGGTTTAATCTGTTTGTGTTTTCTAAATCCTCTTGTATCGCAGGATAAAGCTCATCTAACTTTAGCTCACCCGTAGCTAATCCAAAATCTGGGTCGGTCTTTTGAAAGACTGATTTTATGCCTAAGTATTTGTCTTTTACAAGAGTGTCAGAAAGAGGGTCAATCATAAACTTTGAAGGCTCCCACTCCAACTGCGGCATGTACACGTTATTCACGTCCGAAAGTCCTGATTCTCTCCAGTATGTGCCATCATTCATAACAAGACGACCATTCTCAAACCTGACATTAGAAACATCTTGCTCTCTGAAACGCTGAAGGTTCTCTTCCTTAGTGCCTATCATTCCCTCGACCTTACCATTCATGATGTTTACTCTAGTCTGACTGTCGAAAGCACTAACAGTAACGGCTATGTTTTTGTAATCATTGTACTCCTTCTTAGCTGCTTGATAAGCTTGAATGTCGGATGCAACTCCTGTTTGATAAGCCTTGGATGACTTAGCTTGAAGGTCTTGCAATAGAAGTTGAGCACCCTCTGAATACTTATTAGTCAACCCCGCAGGAACAGTTTCCTCTAAGGTTCTAGTAAAACCAAGTCTTCTGTCAGCCCTTTCTTGTTTTACCAACCTTGCTTGTTCAAGTCTGTTTACATCATCTATGATGCCATCGCTGATTTGCTTTGCCATGTCTCCATAGCTGACATTTGGTCCTAGGAAACCCGTTTTAAATTTTACTCCTTCGCTCATGATTCTTCGAAATCTTTTACCATTTTTCTAACTTCTCTTCTTAGGACTTTCATTCCCTTGAGTGAAGAGTCTTTTGATTTGTTTTTAAGTCTTTTAGCTCTTGCTGGGTCGATAACATACTCACCACCTGTGAGCGCAATACCAACAGGATTGCCGTCAGAATCAACTACATACATCTCATTGGTGTCGTGGTCAAACTTTCCAGGTGTCTTCTTAACCTTCAGACCTTTGTCACCACTCATAGAAGCTATACCAATAACACCTGATGCAACACCACCTGCAACATTTGCAAAGCCGCTACCTATTTGTTGTCTTGCTTGAGCTAACTGTGCTTGAGCTAATGCCTGAGCGTCAAAACCATACTCTATGTCTCTTTCAGAACGTCTCTCTCTTAACTGGGTCTCTCTCTCTCTTGCGGCTGCAAGGTTTGTAAGTGCTTGAGTTTGTAGTTGGTTTTGAGCAAGTGCCTCTTGTCTCATTTGGTCTTGAGCCTGAGTAGTAGCCTGCATAACCGCACCTAAACCTCTAGACCCGAACTGTTGAGCAGCTTGAGCTGTGGTTGCTAAAGAACGGTTGATGTCAGCTGTTCTCATCTGAACTAACCTTTGGTCGTATGCATTCTTTACAGCGTCATAGTATTCAGATGGCGTACTCAACGATGGTTGAGAATCCATTAGCTTTGCAAGGTTTTCCTCTGCGTCTGATAGAGCGTCTTCTGCTCTACCCCTTGCTTTGAAGCCTTGAACCAAATCTACAACTCCACCTACTGCCTGCCCTATTCCGCCAGCTGCCATAGCTCCCGCCATAAGGGGAGAATCAAACTCAGATACTTCACTCATATTATTGTTTTTAGATTTATTACTACTCCCTCCTATACCAGGTAATTCTAATAAACTGTCAAAATTTTCGTATGAACCTCCTACACTCATAATACAAATTTAGTTTATTCTCTTGTGTTATTGACACTGTTATCTAATGGTGATGGTACATACACAACATTTACAGCGTATAATTGTACAGCAGTTGTTGAGTTAGACGTTAATGTTATTGCTAAATAATAATCCCTTAATTGGTCACCAGATATACTCGCTTGTTCTGTTTGTACCAGTATGTCGTCCGCTGATAGATTATCAGGTGTAGCTGAAAGAGTAAGAACCTTACGCCCATCAACAGACTGAACCCTTGCGGTTCCAGAAGACATAATATTCACTAAATTATCACCATCAACTTTAAACACCTGAGCATTTGAGTTATTTAGACTAAATGGTAGGTCACTAATTCTTGTCTTGAATGTCACCGTAGCGCCATCGTTCGATGCTACCTCTCCAAGAACAATATTATTCTCACCCGAAGAGTCACCTGCTGTAACAATGCCTCTAGGTATCCTCTTGTAATACAAGCCTTCTTTCTCAGGTTCAAAGTCAGCCTTATTAATGGCTGCTGTGTGTTTTGATGTACGAAGAGCTAATGACCAATTAGAATCACCATCAGAACTAGTATTACCCTCAAGGCTCAAGGCATTAAATGCTTTAATCATTGATGGGTTAGCCTTTGAAACGATACTAACAAAAGAATCTGCGTTAACATCATAGAATCTATTCCTAGTTTCGTTTACGTTGTGTCTGTACATGTCCCCGTCATTAAAGCTGAAGAATCTGTTATGTACATACTCGTAATGCTCTGGAATAAATGAGTATCTAGTCAACCAGAACCCCTTAGTTGTTCCGTATGCTATAGTATCACCATCCACTTCTCTAAGCGAAGTAACTGTAACTGTATCATCAGCTTGAGAGTTTGAACCGTCACCAGCAGAGTCACTATCTAAAAATTTATTCCCTAAATTAACCTCGCCACTCATGGGGTCAAAAACAGCCGTCCCTCTAAACCTTCCATCTTTAGACGTTACGTCAATAAGAAAACTTTTACCTTTCGTTATATCCTGTCTGTCAACTATAGCACTACCCTTTTCTTTTATATTATCAAGTATAATAACACCCCTATGAGTGGTTTCCCACACCAAATGATTAGCTATAGCTGGTCCTAATCCAGTGTAGTCCCACTTAATTACCTCCTTATCCCATGTGAGCTGACCATCGTTTTCACCAGCTCTAGATGGCTTTATGTCTACGGTAAAATCTGTAGTTCCATCCGCCCAGTCTGGGCTTGTGCCGCTAAACTCATTACCCCCAATACTAATAGTTTTCGGAGTAAACTTTGTCATGGTTACTATGAACTCATTATTTTCAGGGTCTATACCGCAAGGCAGCTTGAATACAGCCCTGTTATTCGTGTAGTCAGAAAACTCCCTCTCGAAGTAAGACTCAAGCTTGTTGTCGCTGATTGGTGTAATCTTGTTTCCTTGAATCTCAATAACCTTACCTGACTCAACGTCAGAGAAGAATACTTTACCAAATCTCTTAACAACAGACTCGGGATTCCTCGAACATCCATAACCACCAGCGTAATACATTTCTTTCCCAAGAACCTGCTGAGATGTTACTAGCTGACCGTCTGAAGCACTTTGAATCAAAGTCCTTTCAAAAGGAATCAAAGCACACTTCTTTTCTTGAATCATCAACATAGACTCGTTCATATCTTCCAAGAATTGAATACTACCATTGTTTGGTGAGTAATCATTGAACGGGAATAAAGAAGGATTGAATGATGAAAGGTTTAGTCTTGAAGAATCAAGCACAAATGGCTCACTGTATGTAACCGATGAAATCCTCCTAATCTCTTGTTGGTCAGGGGTTTCTAAGTGAGGTCTACCAATGTCAGTAATCTCCGAGTCGAAGAAGTCACTAACCCTAGAGGATTCAACAATGAACTTTTCATAAGTTGCATCTTGAGGCTTAGTATGGTTTCTTTTTAGTGTTAATGAAGAAGCTGCTGGGCTAAAATCCTCAAGAACATTTACTAGCTGCTCTCTTACCTTGAAGTAAGCATCACCCTCCTCAATATTAATAACCCCATGCAGAAGCTCTTCCGTACCTATTGTTACTGACGTAAGTGTAGTGGATACAACACCATCCACAAACAAGTTTGAGTCATGCAATATATATGTAAACCCTCCATTCTGTTCCTCAATCTTTCCAGCTATAAAAAAGTGACCACTTGCTGTAGAACCACCTTTTATACACCTGTCGCCAAGAAACAATTCCTCTTGAGAGAAAAATCTGTCATTATCTAAAACATCAATACTAAAGCTTGGTGATACTAAGTTGCTTCTGTCTCCTTGGTGAAATCTCCCAATTTGGTCGAGAGCTCCTGTGGGGTTATCAATAATATCATACTGTTGTCCTATCTCGTAGTAAACCTTTTCCTCTAGATTTTTTTTAGGTGTGGCAATCTCGATAAGACATCTTTGCGAGAAGTAAGCGTCTCCCTTTATTACAGCAGACCTACCAAAACCTGGGGTTCCGTTATCCTGAACTATTAAAAAGAACCCAGTCCTTCTGTATCTATTTCTTGAATTATTTTCTGCGGTACTACCTCCAGTTGTTTGGTCAACCAGTTCTACTGGATTGTTTTCATCATCAGCGTAATACCTATAACCAAGAACTCTAAATTCATGAAGTGGTCGTTGCAATGCTCCATTTTCATCTTGATACTCAAGAACCCTAATTATATCCCCCTCTTGGAATTTGTAATCTATCAAAGCACCCTTACCATCCTTGTATGAGTTTGGCTTACCCTCAAGACCTCTAAGACTAAGTAGTATAGCCTCATCACTTGATGATACACCTGCATCCGTTACGGCTCTTTTTTTAGCATCATCACTTGCGCCTGGACTTAAAATATCAATGAATGATTTTGCGTTAGGTAAACACGCCTCTGCAACAGTACACTGTAAAAATCTTTCATAGCTAGTATTCTTACTATACACTGGAGCCCACTTGGTTGCCCAGACTGGAGGCTCATGTGTTATGCGCATGTCCATTGTGGTCCTTCCGTTATTACCAAACCTTCCTGCCTGACCAAAATGAGGTACGTCTATACTCTGTATAGCTTGAACACCACTGCATCTATTTCGATGGTCATAGTAAACAATACCTAGTTCATGTGCAGCACCTGCCTTGAATGTCTTATTATCTAAATCATTATTGAAAAGTAAAAACTCATTTACGACATCAAACTTTCTCAATGCATGATAAATAACATTGTTTGCGTGTGTACTATCAACCACATGCTGACCAAGAGCATTTGTTAATTCTGAGTTTATAACAGCTTGAGTGTTTGCGTTGCTAAATTGTGTAAGTGTGCCATTTGAATGGGTTTCGATAGTTGAACCATTAGCTTCTAACGATATATCAGTCATTCTGATTTGTAATACAAGCTTGTTGGTTTGCTGATTAAATGAAAAGTTTTCGATAGTAAAAACCAAAGACCCATCAAACCAAAGACGAACTGTCCTATTAGTACTTCCACTTGACACTGCTGATGGTCTAAAAGGACTTCCGTTGAAGTTAGCACCATCCGTATTAAAGTATTGATACCTTGTGTTTAGTGACTCAACACGAACATTTGCAGTCTGACCAACAAGTGAATTACCAATGATTGCAGCAGCACTGGCAACATCTGTAGTATTGATAGTGCCTGAGGCAGTATAGTTCCAACCATCAACAGGTTTCAACCCAATGATACCACCATTTAAGTGAAGGTCCTCTTCAGTAGGACCTACAAATATACCACTAGTACCACCAACATTACCATTGTCCAATAAGTTAAGGGTGTGTTCAATTCCGTTTATTGTTGCAGTTAAGCTAAACTTATTAGCAGAACTTCCAGACAGCGGATTTGTTGGATGTACAGCATTAATCGCTATTTCTTTAGCTTCAATACCGAAGCCAAGATTAAATTTTAAACCATCAAGGTCTGCATTAGCTAACTGTGACAAATCCATTTCAACCGTAGTGCCAGCCCCCTGGTTAAACATAGTAATACCAGCTGACTCACCATTTAAGTATGTAGAATCCTGTATTGTACTAAAGCCCGCAGGACCTAAATTTCCAGCTTGTTGGAAAGTATATCCTCCAATCCCATCATATCCGCCAAGGACGCCTGATATTCCAAGACCAGATGGGTTCTTAAATGATGATGTGTAAAAGGTTGAAGCTACATCACCGTCTGCATCAAAAGACAGGTTTAACACTTGCCCCTTTGATATTCCACCAATCTGTTCTAAGCTTTCGGGATACCTTCCGTGTACTGGGTATGCGTGTACACTTGTATCTTCTAGGTTGTCAAACCCCTCAAGATAATTACCGTATACTAATCTGTTGTTCGTGAATGTTTGTGCTCTAGAAAGCCTAGGCACACCATCGAATATCTTGTTAACTTCTTCAGATGATATAGCAGTGTAAATACCATCATTCTTGAATACAAATTCTTGAGTGCCTGTGCCAACTTGATTGTCAACCTCACCTATCCTATAGAAGAATGTCTCGTTACCCTTTCTAGCAAGAATACGAATCTTAGAAACTGGACCATCTGAGTTTGTAAGGGTGAGTGTTAGAACATTGTTTATATTAGCACCAAAGTCTCTCTGAGGAGCGTTAAATGCAAAGTGCAAAGGGCTTGTCGCAAGCTTAGAGTACATAGATATAGCACTCACCTCACCGTCATCATAAACGTACTGATACGCAAACTGAAAAATATTCTCCTTCAGGTTGTTCTGTCTAACAGTCTCATCCGTTGAGAATGCGAACGTGATTGGAGTCTGTGGTGGTTGCTTACACGTAGTGATGTACTTGTCTACAATACTGTTTGTAGCTGAATTGATGTTAGCGTTGTAACCTCCATTAAGTGCTCTCGTAGCATTAATCTTTCTAGGCTCATTCCTGTCATCAGTGAAGTACAACAGGTGGTCTCCGTTCTTGTCAAATACAATATCAGCCTTTATGAACGAGTCACCCGAAAAGTTCAAGGCACGGCTCTCGTAAACCTTTTCATATTTATTCAGAGACGTAGAATATTTGTATATCCCATGCGAGGCTTTACTATTGAATAAGAAGTAGTAAACACACTTACCAGCATCAGAACCAATACTACCAATGACTCTATTTGAACCAAGAGAAGGTATAGTGTCGGCAGTTGTTCTAGGGTCAATCTTCGTATTCCCTTTTACATTTTTTACAATACCTTGCTCCCCGTTAGCCTCATGTGAGATACGGATATTAAGAGCATCGGTCATCTCAATAGGCTTTACGAGTCTCTCATCCTCATCCTTGTTGAGATACTGGGGTATAATCTTATCAATCGCCATTAGTGTTTAGGGGATTGTTTAAAGTTCTTTCTAATTGTCTTAAGAGCTTCTTCTTTGCTGAATGCTTTCAGTCTTGCATTAGCCTTACGTCTTTCGTTGTAATACTCATCTCTAGCCCTTCTCTTTTCCATTGCTGGAACACTTGTCTTTCTTTCCACAAGTTTATAGTATATAAAGCTCCTGAGAGCCTCTTCTGCCTCGACGTGGACCGTAGGGTTAGATGAGCGAGCTTCGTCCGCTATATACTCTATAACGACCTCAGAACCTATGTTTGATGTGAGTTCAATTCTGTTCTGGTCCAGATTCAATCTGTAACCACCTTGATAATGACCTCCACCTAATCCATAAACCTGACCAACTTGATTGTTGTAAAGGTAGTTGCTGAATATAAGCTCTGATACATCTCCGTAAATGTTTGTCTGAGTAGTAGAGCCCTTGTCATCAACCCTGTCATTGACACCATCGCCATCCGAATCAATCGGGGTTCCATCAGCACTTGTGCTATACTTCTGTGAGTAGTTGATGTTTTTATTCTCTCCAAACACTCTGACCATTCCATCAGCACCAACAAACCCAATCTTTACAAGAGATACAAAGTCGTCTGGCAGTTCACATGTGTCGTTAGAGCCTATAGAAAGCTTAAGTGATTTAACCCTCTTCAGCATATCAAAGCCCAACTCCCTAATACCACGAAGTGCAAAATTCCTGATGACTACATCTGAAGCATTGTTCACGTAATCATCTGAATCAAGTGTGAGTATAAAGTCGTTTACGACATCTTCTATTGTTACTAGATTTCTAGCCATCAGCCACGCTTTTGAATTTCTCTTTCTGCAAAGTTATATATGCTGGTGTCTCGCAGATTTACACCAATTAGTCTAGCCATTTCCTCAATCAACTCAGGAACATAGTGCTCAGGCAACTCAAAGTCAATGCTGGCAGAACTACTATAAACTTCTTTGTTATTGGATGTAGTAAACCCAAACTTCGGCAAAGAAGCACTCCTTCTTCCATCGGCTGGAGTTAAACCCTCAGGCTGCTTGTAATATCTTATGTCAATCACACGCAATGTTGTTGGGTATATTTCTATCGCCTGCTCGCTTATGGATGCAGTGTGGTCCTGCTCACCAAGAAAAGCAATAGGGTTTTCGGTAGTTGGCTTGCTAAGTGTGCTACCCATCAGATAATGAAACTTATCTTCATCATACTCAATGTGAATAGGCTTGGCTACACTTGTACCATAAAGAACCCTACCAGGAGTAGACATGCTTATGATTTTAGCTAAGTCATCTGGTTTTGAGAATCTGTTAGTAGTGGCATCTCTTTCGAGCCTCACCGTCTTGGAGAAGATTGATAAGTCTTCTTTAATCTGTTTTGCAGTTGCCTTGTCTCTACCTGGGTCTATACCTCTTCTTCTTAGGTTTTCTGACTGAACCAACTTAGTAAACATCCTGTTGAAGATGTTTGTCTGTGCTATAGGTGCGAAGGCGTTAAACTCAGTGGGAGTAACGAAACCTCTCTGCTCCTTGTTAGCAATATCTCTTAATGCATTATATACCTCTCGAACACTAGCCATGATTGGGGATTGTTACGCAAATATACAGAAAAAGAGAGGGGGCTATAAACCCCCTCATATTCATACTGTGTAGTGTCGTATGTTTAGGCAATGGCTTCTAGCTGTCTCTCAAGCTCTGAGAGCACTGTAGCGCCTTTGTCTGTCATCACGAACCTAGTCAAAACCTCAACAGCATCCTGACCTACAGGGATTGATACAATCATCTTTCCTGTGTCAAACCAAACTACTGCACCATTTCTATCCTCAATGATTTGGAAATCAAGTGATTGAGAGACAACAGAGCGTGCATTAACCATAGGGCTGTCTAGCGTGCTCAAGAACTTGTCTGGATTAGACTTTGCAATCTTTATCAAAGAGTGCTTAATGGCTAAGTCTTTTTGGTTTGTGTTGATGTTAAGAGCTAATGCAACTGGTAGTAACTCATCAATAGGTCTAGCCTTGATAATACTGATTGCATCACTAACCTTAAATTCAGACTCAATGTCTTCTTCGAAGGTCTCCTCTTTGTTTACCAACTTGAAGAGTCTACCACCGTTCTTTTGATTGTCAGGGTGATGTTCCAAGAAGGCAATTAGATTAGGCTGGTCTGGATAAACTGTTAAGAATTTATTCTCAAACATTACCGAACCTATTTGAGCCAAGCCTGATTGTTCGTCTTTCCAAGGAGAATCTTCAAGGGGACAATACCTTAAAGCTCTAACTCTTCCACTCGACGGGTCAATAGCTCTTACATTTTTAGAAGCTATTTTCAGAATAAAGTTATTGCCACTTATGACCTCATAGGTCTTTGGCATGTTAGCCTCATTAGGAATTACCCTTTTGAATGTAGCTTTTTTTTGTGGGGTAGCTTTTTGTGGGGTAGTTTTTTTCTGTGGTGTACCCGTACCACGTTTTACTTGTTTTTCCATTATATAATATTTAATTAAAAAAGGTAATGGAGGGGAGAGAATCTCCCTCCCCCTCATTACAAACTAGATTATCCTTTAATCAATACGTGCTGGTTAGCAGCTCTAGTGATTAAACAGCATTCAGAACGATAGTGGAACTTAGCAATGTCAGAAGTGTCATTGGTAAACCCAAGAACACCACCACCAGTTACCCAGTGCTCCATCTCTCTGTTGTATCCGTTAGCAGCCTTGTAGTTCATCTCCAAAGCAGGAGCTCTATGACCCGTCATAGGGTCAGCTACAGTAGTCAATGGAACCAAACATCCTTTAACGATACCCTCACCAGCAGCGTTACCTAACAAGTTAGGGTTGTTAAGTAGACCCATTTTCTTCAAGTGGAAAGTATATCCACCTCTAGCGAAACTTTGGAACCCAAGGTTAATTGCCAAATCTTGATTGTTTTGGAATGCACCAAAGTTAGCAGCAACACCAGAAGTCAAAGACTGAGATGGGTCAACACCTGCACGAGAAGGCATATTGTTAAACGATGCGAAAACAGCACTGTTCAACATTGCAGCATACTCAGGAGCAGCACCTTGCTTATCAAGTAAAGCAATCAAAGTATCCAATTCAGTAATATTATCCAAATCACCAGCGGTAGCAGTTGTGATACCTCTTTCTGCAATAGCAGAGAAGTAACCTTCAGTACCGTCAATACCAGAAGGTCCACTTGCGTTTGCCATCTTCTTACCAAACAACATGGTCAACTCTCTAGCGTCAAGGAATCTCTGACGAGCGTCCATTTCACCTTTGATGTACCATCTGTAGTCTCCACCACCTACATCAATATATCCGATGTTAGTTGCAGCAGAACCACTTACTTGGTAAGTTTCTTTTACGATAGCAAAAGGATTGGTTCTCTTAACTATGTTAGACTCGATAAATCTTCCAGGTTGGTCAGTACCTTGTGCGTACATGTTACCAATGATTGGGAACTCTTTTGCACCTGCTGGGATTGCTGTCAAGTTAGCGTCAGCAAAGTTAGCGATGGTGAAAGCACCAGTTGAAGCAGTAGCAGCTGTAACGATACAAACAATCTTATCAACTGGGTGAATTACCAAGTCACCCTCTCTTACTTTGAGGATGTCTGCGTCAGCGTAGTTACCTCCGTCATTAATAACAGCGTTATCTGGAATTAACTGAGTCTTTCCAGCAGCAACTTCAGCAGGTAAAGTAACTGCTTGGATTGGGTGAAGACGAGTTTCCTCGAAGTAAGTCACCTCATCGTTAGTACCTACTGCTTTTACAGCTCCCATCAACTCAAGTAGACCAGAGATGCCTTGATTTCCAAAAGTTTTAACTAGGTCCTTTCTTACATCTGGTGCAAGAACAGAAGCTAGGTCTCCGAGAGAAGCATACTTCCCTACGGGTGCGCCTAAGTTAAAGGCGTTGTTAGTTGCCCCTTGTGGAGCATTAGTACGAGCATTTTGCCCTTGTTGCCCTAAAGCCATGATTTCTTATTTTTTAGTATCAAACATTAAAAGTTGGTGTCCCTCTACCACCTATAGCTGCTCTCAACTGGTCTGCGATGCTATTACCGCCTTGATTCGGATTGGCTTGAGGAGATTGATTGGTCACATTCGCAGCCTTCTCCACTACATTCCTTTGCCCATCACTCAATCCTTGTCGATAAACAGAATTAACAATACTGTCAATGTTGTCTATCAAAGCTCGGTGAGCGTTAAGCTTTTCAAAATTCCAATCACCCGAATCATGGATGTAATCATCGAAGTAGTTTTCGATTTGAGTGTTCTTACTAATGAGAGATTTACGATAGTTGTCATCAACTCCGAAAGTGAATTCGCCATTCGGAAGGTCGAAGACTAAGCCATCAAACTCTTTGACCTCATTAGTCATAGTGTTCACCCATTGCTCTGTTATAGGGGACTGCACCTCTCCAGCATCTTCATTAACAGGCAACTGATAGTCGTCTCTTAAATTGGATATGCTTTGACGTGCTTTTTCCGCATCAAGCTTGAGTTGTAGCTTAGACATCTGAATATCGTTCTCGTCATAGCGTTCTTCATCGAGCTTGTACTTGTTAGACACAAGGAGGTTTACCTCCTCAGGTGTAAGGTTTCCATGCTCAATCACCATCTGGTTTCTTACCGCAGTCATGTCATCCATTTCGGAAGGGTTGAGCTGCTGGTACTTATACCAATCTTCTGGCGAACGACCAGTCTTTAAAACGAAATCATTGATGGCGGCTACTCGCTCATCTATTTCTGCGGGTGTACTCTGAAACGCTTGAACTATAGAGTCGTAATCAGTCACTTCTGTGCCTAGCTTTTCGCTGACATAACGAAGGACCTCAGCATCGACATCTATATCATCGTATCCAGAGGGAGTTGTTTCTTGTATTACTTCCTGCTGAACAGATTCAACAGGTTGGTTTTCGCCTGTATCAACAGGCTGCGTATCTTCAGCAGTAGCTTGTTCAACCACCCCTTCACTTTCCATAGGAGCTGGAGTAGGCTCTGCTTGAGTTTCTTGAATATCATTTTGTTCTAAGTTTGGAGGGGTGTCGCTAATTGCGAATCCCGCATTTTCCATCGCTTGTTCTAATTCCTTACTCATAATTATATTTTATTTATATGTTTTCTTTTGTGATTTTGGAGGTGACTTTTTATTTCCTCCTGCCTTCCAAAGGAATCTGTTAGCCCAATAAGCTGCACTCCCTTTTCTAGCAATATTTTTCGCATGTCTTTTCTTGAATGCGGTCCTAGCTTTTGCGCTATAGTTGTTACCCATCTTCTGGTCACCGAACCTAATGAGCACACCATCCTCTTGACCAGGACCTAGCGTGCTGACAACAGCAGCCTTTTTAGTTGCATGGCTTCGTGTCAACTTTGGTTTGTTAACACCCTTGAATCCTAATCTCTTTGCCTTCTCTGCTGCTTTAGACATATCCTGCAAAGTTAAGTAACTTAGTTATACGCTGAATACAGCGAATATTACCTTGTTTATTAAATACCCATTTGTCCCTTGTACAGAAAGTTGACGTATTCTGTAAGGGCGTTAATTCTTTCAAGTAGCTCCTCATTAGTTGCATCAGCATCTAATAACTCTAAATCTTCCCAAGTATCTGGAATTATGTCAATTTTTTTTTCCATCTTATTAGCTAAATGTGATTGTAATTGAACAAGCGACATCCTCTCTTACTGAGTAAGATGTGTTTCTTATTGCAAAGAAAATGTAATCACCTTCGTCTATTGTTAATCCAGTAGCACCAAAACTCAATGGCTTCATTTCATCGCTTTGAGAATAATCAACAGTCGTAGATGCAATTTCTGTGGTTGCTAAAGTTCCCGTTCCTCCAGAATTAGTTCCTTTCCATAGAGAAAATTCAATAGTAACAGAATTAGATGTTAACATACTTCCAGCGATACCCTTCACATTAATTGCTGTATAGTCATTGATTGGAACCATTGCTGATACAAGTTCGAAGTAGCTTAATTGCATATTGTTATCGGAACGATTCCATGCTACATAATTCCAACCATATCTCAGGTTTCCAAAGAAGTAATTTCCACTGGTAAGTTGTGTTTCAAAACCTAATGCAAATCTTTGTGGAGTGGTTGATGAACCACCACCACCACCACCAGCAGAAGCTTCTAAGGAAATTTTACCTGAAGAGTTGTCATAAGTTAGGACGTGATTGTCTTGTCCTGCGCCTACAGTCTGGTCTACGTCAAATATAAAATTACCGAGTTTAACATCACCTGTGCCATGTGGGTTTAGTTCAATATCACCGTTTGAACCGCTTATTATTTCATGTCCGTTTACATCTAAGTCTCCACCTAGCTGTGGCGTCGTGTCTTCAACTACATTAGATATAGCTGTTCCTGCTGGTGCTGCGGCTAAATTAAATGTTACGCTAGCAACTACGTAGTTCATGTCGACTGAAGTAGACTGGTCTATACTAACACTAAACGTATCTCCAGCAGCATAACTACCAGAATTAACCGTGAAGATTTGTATGTCGCCAGCAGAGCTCCATGTCGTAGATGCAGAAGTAAATATAGGAGAAGTACCCTTATATACTTTAATTACAGCATCCACACTACCTGCTCCAACTCTCACGCAAACAGTCCCTAGTGTTGCAGCTAGGGGAATTACCGCTTTCATTGGGTCATTCTGACTACTAAAATCTGCAAACGTCCCGCCAGTCATAGGTATAAACCTTTCAGCTGTTTGCAGGTCTACACTACCTGCCCCACAATAAGAAAGCACTGCACCCGACCCGCCCCCTCCAGAAGGAGCTTCTAAAGAAATCTTTTGAGTGCTATTGTCGTAAGTTAATACGTGATTATCCTGTCCAGAACCTACTGATTGGTCTGCATCAAACTTGAAGTTTCCTAGCAGTACATCTCCTGTTCCGTTAGGTTCGATATCAATATCACCATTGGAAGTAGATGTAATCTTGTTTCCATTGACATCAAGACTACCACCTAGCTGTGGCGAAGTATCTTCAACGATGTTAGATAAACCACCAACCCCAGAAGGAGCTTCTAAAGATATCTTTTGTGTGCTGTTGTCATAAGTTAATACATGATTGTCTTGACCTACTCCTACAGATTGGTCTGCATCAAACTTAAAGTTTCCTAGTAATACATCCCCCGTACCATTTGGTTCGATATCAATGTCTCCATTAGAAGTGCTAGTGATTTTCTTTCCGTTAACATCAAGATTACCACCTAGCTGAGGAGTTGTGTCCTCAACAAGATTTTGTAATCCGTTGCTGGTCCATGATGTATTACCAGAACCATCTGTCTTTAAAACAAACCCATCTGTTCCTCCGTCTGGAGGTAGTTGGAATGAATGGTTTCCAGAGAATTCAGCATGAGGTGGAGCCTTTACAGCTACATAATGTGCGTTACTTGATTCGCAATAGAGACGTAGCTCTGACTGTGAACCTGTATTTTTTACTCCTAAAACTCCACTAGATATTGAATTATTATTCATATCTAAGTCTCCTCCTAGCTGAGGAGTAGTATCCTCTACGATGTTTTGCATTCCATCAGCTCCTGCGGCTCCTGTAGCCCCTGGTATACCAACTGAAGATACCGTCAAGTTGTTGACAGTAGACACTGCTGTAAGAACGGTTTGTTGACTTGGGAGGTTTAGCTTTACTGTGTTACCAGTAGATATGTTTAGGGTCAAATTCATTATACGCTCACATCATCGTTTATAGTGAATGTTCCAGCAAGCCATGTGGTAGCTTCCCCACTGACTAATGCCTCAATATCATAAACGTACTCACCAGCTGCGGCAGCAGCCATATTGGTATTGCTTCCAGTAATTAATAGGCGACCAGTAGTGCCTCCATCATTGAGAGAGGTTGTTAGTTGCTTAGTACCACTACTAGCTTCTGTACTGAGTATAATCGCAGTGTCACTAGTAATGTTTGTCCCGTCAGCGTTTAAAGCATTTCTTACCTCCATCTTAATGGTGTAACCTGAAAGGTTAAGAGCAGCTCCTGCGGAGTCCGTCACATCAATAGATAGTTTGAAGGTATCTCCCTTCCTGCATGTGATATCCACACGCTTTGAAATATCAAGATTTATTTTAGACATCTCCTAGAATTTGATTTACTATATCTGTATTAGCGTCAGTCTGTTCTTCCATAACTGGACGCTCTCCTTTTCTTTGTGCTATAAGCTTAGACTGCTCAACAGCTTGCTTCTGTACCCTGCTGTCTTTTCTGTCTTCCTTAAGAACTTCAATCTTTTCCTTGAACTCTTGCTCATCAGTCTTGAATCCAAGTGATGCTTGAGCACGAATCATCTCAATCTCTTTCTTCATCTGGTGAAGGGCAGCAGCAACTTGAACATCTACCTGACCCCTAAGCTGCAACTTCTGAGCTTCTATCTGAGCCTCCATCTGCATCTTCTGAACCTCCATCTGAGCAGCAACCTGCTGCGCTTGAGAGTTTGCCTGAGCCTGAGCCTGAATGTTTTGTTGTTGCATCTGCTGACGCATTTGCATTCTCTTCCTTCTCCTAATAGCAAGTAGCCTTTGAGCTTGGTCGATATCCTTAACCTCCCTAACAGCAATAGCATCCTCAAGGTCTATCTCCTTTTGTGCTAACGAGGCTTGAAGGTTTTGCTCTAGGAATATTCTATCCTCGTCGGACATGTCTCTAACAACTCTAATACCATAGTTGTACATAGGTATCTCGTTAAAGCTGCTAAGAATATCCATGCTCATCTCACCAATAGCTTTACTGTAAACCCTATACAAGACAGAGTCAGTAGGTATTACCTGAAGACATTTTACAATATCAGAACAAACCTTCTTGTAAATAATTAAGCTAGCATTTGTTATATCGTAAAGGGCATTGTTGCCAGCGGCAAGTGCCTGCTGCCTTACACCAACAAGAGCATCACCCTTAGGTGTAGATGCATCCATGACTTCATTGATTCCCGTAGCGTCACGAATCATTCTAAGGTAGTGGTTGTACAATCCAATGTACTCGTTGATGTTTCTAATATTATTCTCAATAGAACGTATAGGAGGATTCTGGAATCCACCTTCTGGGTTTTTACTTCTATAGTAGAAGACACCCGTTTGTTCGTAAATGTCTTGAATGTCTAGCGGTTGTAGTTCACCACCCCTGCCGAGCTGTACATTCTCCAGCCCCTCGATGTCAACTAATATACCGTCAGGCTTCGCTTTAGCAATCGCCTGTTGTATCTTCAAGTGAGTAAGTTGGAGTTGGTCAGCAAAACCAATGACACCACTCACTAAAGACTTAGGCATCATCCTCCTCATGTTAGTACAAGACACACTATAAGACATCTTAGTCTTAGTTAAGTCGTGTATATTCTTAGGCATATTTGACTGAATGCCATAGTTAAATAGACAGTCGTAGCCTATAATAAAGCTACCACAGTACACCATCTGATTCTCCATCTTGACTGGCTCTCTCTCGTAAACAGAATTTGGTGACTCCTTGTACTCAGAACCCTTGAAGTAGAATCCCATATTACCATACTGAGACTCTTTACTTTCATAATATACACAGTCAACTGTTAAGAACTCAAAGTCCATAACGTCAACCAAGTAAGTATCATAACCATAATTAAAAGTTCCTGAAGCTGTTGAGTAGTCTCTTCTAGCAAATGCCTTTGAGTCATTATAACTCTTGTGCATCACAGACTTTGCTATCGCTTGATACTTCTCCTCTGAGATTTGGTCACCAGCTCTTCTCTTCAACTCCTGAATGCTAATCCTAGAAACATGACCAGCATAAACTATATCGCTTAAGTTTGGGTCCTCAGTGTAACTATGAATGAAGTTTACTGGGTCTATATACCTAGTTACGATTCCGTAGTTAGGGTCGTTATCTCTTTTGACAACGCCCATACCACATACCACTAAGTCTTCAACATTACGTCTGAATATGTCTTGGTCAAAATCATTCCAGTCCAGCGTCAAGGATGTTGCCAACTGAGCAGCAATCTCTGAGCTAGTCTTGACGTTTTGGTCCATGAAGATTTCAGCCTCCTCTGTGGTATCTGGTAAAGAGTCTGGGTCTATGTTTGGTGTAAGACCAAGAGCCTTAGCTTCCATCAATAATTCCTTATCACCAATAGATGATTCTATCTCAGCCTTTCTTGTATCCTTTTCTTGCTTGCTAATAGGGTCTATAGCCTCTACCTTTGGGTATGGCTTTCTTGACAGGACTCTGTTAACAACTACCTTAACAAACTTAGGGACGATAGGTACTGGACTCCAGTCGAGGTTCAGTAGTGTACCATCACCATTGTTTGGGTCAAGAGAGTTCAGAATCTGTTTATAGATACTGGTGTCTTGTGTCCCGTTAGCGTAATCACGACTCTTTTCGAATTCGTGCCTTCTTCGGCTGTATAGGCTGGAGCTATCCTCCCCCTTTCCCCATTGCGCCTCTATCGCCTTTGCAAATTGCAAGCCATAGCTTTGACTCATCTTTTCCATTGGTGAAGCAAACGGGTCTGGGAATCCTGCCTTATTCGTATTTTTGCTTTTATAACTCATTGTATAGATTGGAGCTCACTTGCAAATATAGCAATACATTGTCGGGTTTCAGATTACTTATATCTTCGGAAGAAAACCTTCTCCTCAAAGTTAGCAACCTTCTTCTTTTTCTTAACCTTTTGGGCAGCCAACAAAGCCAAGCCAGAGCTGATGGTAAGGTCAAACTTTGTCCTGTTGTCTATCTTAAATCCTATCCAATCTTCTAGCGTTCTATTGAAGTGCATCCTGCCTGGATTCCCCTCGTCGTCTGAACCAACATGGTTATGTATGTAGTCCTCAATGGCTGAGGCATGAGCTTGTATTACGTCTTGAGAGTTGGATGGTATACCCTTAGTCTTTACTGTCATTTGATTTTTAGAGGAGCTAAGATGAGCTGGTCTATCCATTACATAACCATCGTAACCCCTTGATTCAAAGTACCTTACGATGCCATACTTGTTGTTCTCAATCAGTAGTGGATAGCCATAGAAGACTGCTGCCATCAGAACATCTTCATAGAAGATACTAGCCATAGGTGGTCTACTCGCATACTCAGCGACGAACATGTTTGAAGCACCATCAAGATTGAACTTGTTATAAATATGGCATGCGCCTTTTGATGACCTACCGTCAACCGTAGCGTCAAGGTCATAGCTATCTACTCCACCACAACCAATGTGTGAATTAGGTGGGACTCTCTTGCCTCTTTGAGTCTTCATCACACTCCTGTCTTCCTGAGACGGCGTCCAACAGATTCTCCATCTACCATTAGGGTCTGGATTGAATATAACCTTAGTGTCCTTCACACCGTTAGCCCATTGGAAGTTTCCGACAACTACTGGACTAGGGAACAGAGCATCGTTGTATTCCATCTGCTCGTATATCTTCCCAATGTTGAAAAGGCTACCCTCTATACTATCTCTGAACGCCTCATCAGTAGTGAACGGGAACTGACGAACTATCTCATTCATCTCCCTAGCATCATGCTTTACGGCATCCCTTTCATTCTTCAAGAAGCTTTTAGAGCCCATAGTCATCATCTCACCATCAAGTGTTTGTATAGGTGATGAGGGGTCTACAGTTATTGGGTTTCCGTGTATATCAAAGAATCCCTCCAGAGCTTCATAGGCAGGGATAAATAAACGATACAGACCTGAGGTAGTTCTACCATTTGCATTCCTCTTGTTTGTGTCAGAATCCTCCCACAGCTTTTTGTACTCAGAGCCGCCCTTGTCTAAGGGATTTACCGTTGAGCCTACGAGTGCCTTCCCCACAACCCTACGACCAACAATTAAACACGTTCTCTCAATCCTCCAAGCTTCCCTGATGTCAGCAGGCTTCTCCCACTTACCAGCCTCATCCATGTATAGCATGTGCAGCTTCTCACCATCGTAAGCGTTGTTAGTGGTGTTCTTCCAGTTGAGTACCGTGTTAAGTGCGTCACCTACATTGGTGGTCTTATTGTTCTTTGTAATCCTCTTTGATGGCTCACGGAAGGCGAGCTCAACCCTTGGGTTTGTCGTACCGTCTTGAATTGGTTTGAAGAAGAATGGGTAGTTCCGAAACATCGAAACGCATTTCTTCATGAAGATATTCTCCTGAGCATCCTTACCAGTCTTCGACTGAATGCCAAGAAGTTTGTCTTTAACTTGACTAGCTTCATTAACAAGGACAGAAGCGCAGATATTAGTATAACCAGACCTACGACACTTAGTGTAAAGCTGCCCAATACAACGCGGGTCAACTTCGCAAGCAGCCATGTGAAGAAATATATCTCTTTGGAACTTGAGGTAAGAGGGGAACCCAATATCAATTTTGCTCCACTGTAAGAACATGTAGTGCCTCCCAGTGATAAAAGTAGGTACACCCTGATTGTAAAACCAAAAACCTTCACTACGCCTTCTAAACTCCTCCTCGATATAAGGACGGAACTTCTCTCGAAACTCCTTTGGAGTCTGCTGCCACTCGTCCATGCTTCTAATACGGGACAACTCCTGTGGCATAGATACCCTTCTCCACACTTGCATACTTGTCTCCAAGTCTTCACCTGAGATTCCCGACTTTGGGGTCTTTGGTAAGCCAATGAGAAGGCTGCCGATTTCCACGATATCTCCGAGCGTACCCTTGGGACAAACCTTAATAACCTTGTCATCATAACCCTCTACATCTACTAGATTACTCATTTAGAAAATTTCTCTGCAAACCCTCCTGAATAGTCTTTGGCATCCTCAATGGAGCCGTTAGCTTGTAAGTCTTTGACCATCTGCTCCAGCCTCTGTCTCTCAACGAGAAGCTCCTTGCAGTCAATCGCGGTCTGCTTGATTGATTGTAACTCTGCCTTTCTTTGCGTACCACCAGCTTCTGGGTCAACAGGCTTTCTGACCTCATCAATCATGTTATTGATTGCCACCTCCATAGACTTCATAAGTCTTTTGGCTGCTGATGTTGTGGTGAACTTAGTTGACGACATAGCTGATGTTATCTGACAACATACGATAAACTATCGTGCCGTCATCAAGCTTCATCTTATAGTCTCTGTCCTTATCAAAACCCACAGTGTCTCCAGCCTTTACGCCCTGTGCGACGAGGTCGGGATGAGGCATGAACATCTTAGCCTCCTTTTCGTATTCGACATCACTAACATCTAGGTCAACAATGATTCCAGATTCAGTAACGTCCTCAACAGACTCTACCTCTATAGGTTGTACGAAGACCCAACCAGCAAGCATGTGTAGCTCACCATCGGAATCTCTGTATGCAATAGCATGGCTTTGAGTGGTCTCCCTATCATCGTACAATACAATGTACTTGTTGTCACCAAGAGATAAACTTTTACTAATAGTGACGTGGTGATGGAAGAACAGTGTATCTCCCTTCTTCACGCCAGTGTCGTAAATTAATGGTGCGCTAAGAACTTCGCCATAGCATATCCTGTGGTCGAACTCGTTGAACCTAGTATCTAAAAATAATTCTTTTCCCCCGACAGTGACCTTGTCATCTGTCTTCTTAGGGACCTGTACAATAAAGTGTCTTAAAGCTTTCATTCGAAATTACAATCATATTCAATTAAAATAGGTAGATTCTCAATCGTCTTCCATATGTACGTTGAGTCGTCGTCTTCTACAAAGACATGATACCTTCTTACATTATACTTATATAGGGCTGCCTCGTCTTCCTTGATGGCGCAGACATTACCCTGCCCAGCCCTCATACCGACATAGTATGCCAGTGCGTCCTTGGGGTTTGCCCCAATGACAATCTTTCTTATTAAATCCATTTGTTTAGTTTAAAAGAAAATTCATGTCACCGCTGCTTTCGTCTTCAGATGCGACATAGGCTTCAGCCTGAAGTGTCATGAACTTCTCAAATTCTTCAATATCTTTCACATTCCAACCGTAGTGTAGATTCCATTTTTGAACCCCACCTCTATCTTCCTCGATATAACCAACGGACATCGTGTACACCAACTCGACTGATGCTTTGTATTTATCAATAATGTCCTCTATGCGTTCGAACACATCTTGTAGTTCGTCGCGCATTGCTTCTTTTAGAATATCATCCATTAGGCGTTAACAAAAACTGCTGGAGTAGTAGATGCAATACTTCCTGTGGTTACAAAACTTGCCTGTACAAGCCATTGAGTTACACTAATTAATGTGCATGTAATCTCATCACCAATCTGACCACCTTTATCGTTAGCGTTACTTTGTATCTCTATAACATCCTTATCTGTTGTGCCTATCTCAACAAGTTGTATTCTTTGTGCAGTGCTATCCTTTAGTATAGCTTGACCAACAAAGTGAACAGGTCCACTTGGACTAGTATCCTTTGCTCTTATTCTATGAACAACACCATCCTTTTTTGTCTTAATGATAAACTTAAAAAACATCCCAACAAGGGCAGCTGTTGGAATAGGTAGAACTATTTCAACCTGAGAAGCCCCCATTGCATTAAGGTCTAGTTGGTATGTTCTGTTTGCGCCAGTAGTTTTACTTCTGTCTGCGGTCAGCTGAATGTCACTTGTGGATGTTATGTTTACGATTTCATCAAACCCTTTCTCTATTGTTATAACATCTGATGAAGCGTCAATGTGTGCATTGATACCATGTCCACCTGTAAACGTTAATGTAGCCCCATCACCACCTGCTGTACCTTGAATGGCTACAGTAGGGTCAGTACCAAAGTCTGAACCAAGAGTATTACCAGCTGCTGTAGTTACAGAAACACCAGAAGAACCTGGGAAGGCTCTTTTTGATATCACCCCGCTTGAGCTTATTACTAGCGAGCTTGACTCTGAAGTTGTAGCCAGTCCTGTTATTACCAAACCATCCGAACTTGCATCAAGCTGCGTAGCGTCAGTGGCTAGGCTCAATCTTGTGTCATTACCCGCACCATCACTAACTACGTGGAATCCACTAGATTTTGCTGTTAATATCGTGTTGTCAGTAGTCTTTAGTAGACCAGGATAGCTGTCTTTTATTCTGTTTCCTGAAAGATTAGTTCCCATCTTTTTAAATTTGTTACAAATATACTATAATGGGAAGAAGTCATCCAAGTAGAAAAAGACGGGACTTCAGTAAGTTGAATAACAGGTATGTCAACAAGAACTATTTAAAGAAGTGGTCTCTTGTTACCAAGGACATATCTAGCAACTACGGGGTATCTCAGACAGAACTTGAGTTCATGTTGTTTATATATGACTACGAGTTTTTCACTGTGTCACACGTGGCAAAGGTATTGAAGAGGAGTAAGAAGAAGCTATACGACAGAACTGTGTTACCACTTAAAAGGGAGGGACATATAGAAACGGTGTATCACGGAAAGGGGGTGGATGCATATGTCGATGCGCTGTTCCACGAGCGAGGTGTAAACAATGAAAACAGACTTAGTCTGTCACAGAAAGGGAGGTTGCTTGTTCAGCGGGTGTATAGAAAGCTAGAGGGTGGGGAACCTATTAACTCTTAATTTTTTTATGATTGTGCAATATACCAAATAAATGTGCGTTATAGATATAGACGAACCCACAAAACAAATTGTTATGA